AACATTAGATATATTTTGGTCAAAATCCAATTAAGGGGTCACCAGATGACAAAAGCTAAATGGAAAAATCGAATAGTTGCGGCGATGAAGGCTGTCGGCACCTATCAAACGTCATTTGATGATTCCGTCGAGACCCTTGCAGGGATATTGGAACGGCGAGACGCACTGGAAGCACAGTTCTATGCGTCCAAGGTTCCGATGATCGTTGAGCACACAAACAGGGGCGGAAGTGTAAATCTTGAACAGAATCCAATGGTGAGGATGCTAAACGATATGAACCGGGACGCGCTGACTTTCTGGCGTGATCTTGGTCTCACCCCAAAGGGACTAAAGGCAATTACAGATGCGTCTGCAAAAGTAGAGGGTGGCGACCCGCTGGATAAAGTGCTGGAAAAGCTGGGGCGGTGATTCCGTGGCGAAATCATACAAGCAAATAGCAATCAAATATGCGAGGTATGTTGTTTCTGGAAAAAAGATTGCTTCCAACTGGACGGTGCTTGGTTGCCAGCGGTTCCTTGACGATATGGAGCGCAAGGATCTGGAACTTCGGACAAGTGATCCCGACTTCGTGATCGGAATCATCGAGGAAGTGTTTGTCCACAAGCAAGGCGAAGGCCCGGATGGGAAGTCGCTGGTAGATACACCACTCGTGCTCCAACCTTGGCAAGTGTATATCATATACAACCTTACGGGGTTTTACTTTGCCGGAACAAATGAGCGGCGGTACAAAGAGGCTTTTATCTATGTCAGTCGGAAAAACGGGAAAACGACATTTATCGCTGCATTGTCCTTTGCACTCGCACTACTGGAACGGCGAAGCGGATCAAAGATCTATATCACGTCGGCTTCGTTAAAACAGGCAAGTCAATCGTTTGAAGAGATTGTATACACGCTCCGGCACAGGAAGATGATCGGGCAATTCCAGCTCCATGACAATCGGCAAGAACACGTCTTAAAACGGGAGTGGTCTTCCGGCGGTTCGGTTTACATCGAAGCCGTTGCAGCGAATCCGGACGCACAGGACTCATTCAACTGCAACATCGCCATCGCGGACGAGATCCACGCGTTCAAGAAGGCGGCACAGTATAACCGGTTCAAAGAGGCGATGAAGGCCTACACAAACAAGCTGATGATCGGCATCACGACCGCCGGAGACAACATGAACAGCTTTTGCTATCGGAGGCTGGAATATGCCCGCAAGGTGCTAAATGGTACGGTAAAGGATGACAGCCTGTTCTGCTTCGTTGCGTGCGCGGATCAGGACGAGAATGGGGATGTTGATTATCTGAATCCGATCCAGCATGAGAAAGCCAATCCGTCTTATGGTGTGACCATCCGACCGGAGGATCTCATGAACGATGCGCTTCAGGCGCAGAACGATCCGCAGCAGCGGAAGGACTTCCTCTCCCGTTCGCTGAATGTCTACACGACCGCCATGAAAGCGTACTTCAACATCGAGGAGTTCAGAAAATCTGACCGGGAATACTCATGGACGGTCGAGGAGTTGGCGAAGCTCCCGATTGAGTGGTATGGCGGCGCGGATCTGTCAAAACTGCACGACCTGACCGCCGCTGCCCTGTTTGGGCACTATGAGAGGGAAAATGTAGACATCGTTATCACTCATGCGTTCTTCCCGGTGGTAAACGCCGCCAAGAAGGCAGACGAGGATGGCATCCCGCTCTTTGGATGGGCGGATGATGGATGGCTGACGATGTCCAACACTCCGACGGTTGAGGTGTCCGATGTGGTGAAGTGGTTCCAGTGGATGCGAGAGCTGGGATTCAGGATCATCCAGGTCGGACACGATCGGAAGTTCGCCCGGGAATATTTCGTCGAAATGAAAAAGGCGAAGTTCAATGTCATTGACCAGCCGCAGTATTACTACCTCAAAAGCGAGGGATTCCGGCATCTGGAGAAATCGGCGAAGGATGGGAGGCTCTACTACCTCCACTCGGATGCCTATGAGTATTGCGTGCAGAATGTCAGGGCGATCGAGAAATCGGATGACATGATTCAATATGAGAAAGTTCAGGCAGAACAGCGGATCGACCTTTTTGATGCGTCCGTGTTCGCCACCGTGAGATACTTAAACGATTTTGAAAAGCGAAAGGCCAAGAGGAGCTGGTGGGATTAAAGCATGGGAATCTTTTGGAAAAGAAAACAGAAAAGGAGCGCCGTTGGGATATGGCTCGGCGGTGATGATGGCTGTCCGATCGGCTACACAAGGCTGTCGGATAATCCCGAGGTAGTGACCGCTTGCAGACGGATCGCGGAGCTGATCGGGATGCTGACCATCCACATCATGGAGAACACAGAGAGCGGTGACCGGCGGATCGTCAACGAACTATCGGCGAAGTTGGATATCAATCCGAATCCGTCCATGACCCGGAAGGCGTTCATTGAGGCGTGTGTCATGAACCTCTTGCTTTACGGAGACGGAAACAGCGTTGTGCAGGTCAACACTCACGATGGTCTGTTGGGTTCACTTCAGCCGGTTCCCGCAAGTCAGGTGAGTTTTCAGCCGATCGGACTGACCGACTACACGGTGACCATCGGCGGCAAGACCTATGACAAGGATGATGTGCTCCACTTCCGAATCAACTCCGATCAGAACTACCTCTGGAAAGGCAGAGGTTTCCGGGTGCTTCTCTCCGATTTGGTTGGAAATCTGGCACAAGCCCGGCAGACCGAAAGAGCATTCATGCGGTCGGAATACAAGCCGAGCCTGATCGTCAAGGTGGATGCGTTGACGGAGGAGTTCGCCAGCCCCGCCGGACGGCAGAAACTTCTGGACAGCTACATGAGACCGGCAGAACAGGGTCAGCCATGGATCATCCCGGCAGAACAGTTCCAGGTGGAGCAGGTCAAGCCGCTCACCCTTCAGGACTTGGCGATCGCCGATACCGTCAAGCTGGAAAAGCAGACGGTGGCATCCATCATTGGGGTTCCGGCATTCGTCCTGGGGGCTGGGAGCTACAACCAGAAGGAGTGGAATAATTTTATAAACACACAGATCAAATCCATCGTGATGGGAATTCAGCAGGAAATGACAAAGAAGCTGATCCTGTCCCCGAAGTGGTATGTGCGTTTTAACATCATGAGCCTGATTGATTGGGATTTGCAAACGATATCGAGCGTGTTCTGTGCGCTTGGTGATCGCGGCTATGTCTCCGGGAATGAGGTGCGGGATAAGATGGGCATGAGCCCGAGAGAGGGGCTTGACGAGTTGAGAGTTCTGGAGAACTATATCCCGTTCGATATGAGCGGAAACCAAAAGAAGCTTATACAGGAGGGCGAGTAGAAATGGAAGACAGAACCATGGGAAGCAGACAGGTAAGGGCAACCAAAACATCATTTAGTGTCCGATCTGAAGAAGACGGAAGGCAATACATCGAGGGCTATTTTGCAGTATTTAACAGCAATTACGATATTGCTCCTGGAATGTCCGAGAGTGTAGCCCCGGGGGCATTCGATAATACTATATCAGATGACATTCGGTGCTTAACCGATCACGATACAAGGCTTGTACTTGGTAGAACATCAGCACATACCTTTGAATTAAAGGTTGACGCTCACGGCTTGTGGGGACGTGCTTTGATCAATCCGAACGATCAAGACGCGGTGAACACAAAGGCGAGAGTGGATCGCGGGGACATCAATCAAGCGAGCTTTGGATTCGACATCATCAAAGAGGATACCGATATCCGGGAGGATGGGTCAGTCCATTTTACAATCCGTGAAGTTAAGCTGTACGAATGCTCTGTTGTAGCGTTTCCCGCTTATGCGGAGACGAATGTCACTTCTCGCGCAAAGGATGCGGAAATTGCCAAGGAACGGGCAAAAGAAGCGGAAATAAAAAAACGTGAGGCATGGCGAGCTGAAATGAAAAAGAGAATCAAAGGAGGGTGCGCAAATGGCACTGAGAAGTCTGATGAAGGGTAAGGCTCTGAGAGAGGCGCAGAAAAAGCTCGAGGAAGCAAGAGCCAAGATGGCAGAGCTGGAAACCCGTGAGGCAGAGCTGGAGGCTGATGTCGAGGCAGCGGAGACCGATGAGGAAAAGGCAGCGGTTGAAGAGGCTGTTGAGACGTTTGAGACTGAAAAGGCAGAGACGGAGAAAGCCGTCACCGACCTTGAAGCAGAAGTTGACAAGCTCGAAAGAGAGCTTGCAGAAATCGAGGCAACCCCGGCGGAGGATAAGAAGCCGGAGGAAAGAAAAGCGGCAACCCCGCAGAAGGAGATCAGAACGATGAACAAGAGATGGAAGGAAATGACACACGAAGAGAGAAGCGCGCTCGTTAAGAGAGACGGCGTGCAGGCATGGATCGGTGAGATCCGGAGCGCCATCATGGAGAAGAGGGCAATCACCAATGTGGGGCTGACGATCCCGCAGGATGTGCTGCCGATTTTGAAGGAGAACGTTGCGGAGTATTCCAAGCTGCTCAAGCATGTGCGGCTGGTAAGCGTATCCGGTGAGGCACGTCAGGTAATCCAGGGCGGCATCCCGGAGGCAGTGTGGACAGACTGCTGCGCTAACCTCAACGAGCTCGATCTGACCTTCTACGGCACAGAGGTCAACTGCTGGAAGGTTGCAGGATTTTTCGCACTGTGCAACGCCAACATCGAGGATTCCGACGAGGATCTGATCGGGGATGTTCTCCAGGCACTCGGACAGGCTATCGGTCTTGCCGTTGACAAGTCCATCCTGTACGGTACCGGCTCCCGGATGCCGCTTGGTGTGGTAACTCGTCTGGTACAGACAGAGAAGCCTGCCGGATACTCCGACACGGATCGTCCGTGGGTTGACCTGCACACCTCCAATGTGAAGAGCATCGCCGCAACTGTCAAGGGCGTGGATCTCTTCGCGGAGATTCTGACAGACGCCGGAGCAGCTAAGAGCAAGTACAGCCGAGGTACTAAGGTATGGGTCATGAACGAGACCACATACACAGCCCTTCAGGCGCAGGGTCTTTCGGTTAATGCTGCCGGTGCAATCGTGACGGCGGTCAATGGTTCTCTGCCTGTTGTCGGTGGTGTGGCTGAGGT